GACGTGAAAACCCCGCCGTGCTTTTCCTGACCCCCAAAACAGGCCATAGGACGCACTTTTTTACCTTTGGCATACCTTCGTACCACCTTAACCGAGAAAGCCCCGCAAAATGGCTAAAAACGAATTTCCCGAAAACATTACCACGGAAGAGCTGCTGGCCATGGCGGACCAGCACCGCAACGTCCAGCGCCTGGCCGCCCAGCTGATTGAAGCCGAGGGCGTGGTGACGGCTGGCAAATACGGCTGGGCACCCCACCCGGCGGTAGCTATCCACCGGCAGGCCACCCAAACCCTGGTGGCTATTCACAGGGCTCTGCGCATAACCCAGCGGCAGGCAGGAAGCCAGGTTGAAATTTGGGAACCATGAATGCACTAGGCAAACGCTACGTTAAAATTATCCAGGAAAGTTGCGTTGTAACGGAAGGCCCGAAGCACGGCCAGCCCGTGGAGCTTTTGCCGTGGCAATTGAAGCTAATAGACGCCGTCACAACCCAAGGCAAAAATGGCTTTCGGAAGTACCCTAATTTATGGGTAGAAATACCCCGAAAAAACGGTAAAAGTTTCACATTAGCCTGCCTAGTTGTTTGCCACCTTTTTACCACCGAAAACCCCCAGGTGGTTATGGCTGCTGCCACCCGTGAGCAAGCGGCTATTTTGTTCAAATATCTTTACGATATGATAGCCTTAAGCCCGCGCTTGCAGCAGCACCTGGAAGCCTACCGCAGGGTGATACGGCTAAAGGCGCGGCCCGGTGAGGTGCGGATATTGGCAAGTGACGGTAAAAGTAACCTGGGGCTAAACCCTTCGCTTATTTGCGCGGACGAGCTGCTGGCGTGGAGCGAAACCAGGGGACCGGAACTATATGAAGCCCTTTCAACTTCCATGGCCGCCAGGGACAGCCAAATGCTTTGTATAACCACGGCGGGCACTTCCTACACCTTTGGGCATACCCTTTCAACCCACGCCCGCAACGTGGCCGCGGGCAAGCTGGAAGACCCCTACCTCTACCCCATGATTTTTTGCGCCAGCGAGGAAGACGACCCCTTTAGCAAAAAGACCTGGAAAAAGGCAAACCCCAGCCTAGGGCACACGGTCCGCTTGGACTATATGGAACGAATGGCAGCCAAGGCCAAGACGGACGATGCCAGCCTGGCTTCCTTCCAAAAGCTGCACCTTAACATTTGGGCGGGCAGCGCTGCCAGCTGGGTGCCCGGGTGGCAGTACCAAAAGCTCAAAGGACCCCAGCCTGCAGACCTGGCCACCTGGGACTGCTACCTGGGGGTGGACTATGCTAGTGTAAACGATTTTACGGCCTACGGCCTTTTGTTCGTGAACCCTGAAACAAGGGAAAAGTGGGCAAAAATGATTTTTTCCATAACCCAGCACGGCTGGGCCAAAAGGGAAAACGCCTACCCGGACCTGACCAGGGAATGGGTGCGCGATGGATGGGTGGACGTGACCCCCGGCAAAGTTTCAACGGTCCGCCAGCGGATGGAAGCGATAACCCAGCTAATAGACGAATACCGCCCCGTGAAAGTGCTTTTTGACCCATGGAGCGCGCATGAAATCATCGAAGCCATAAACGACCGCTTCGGGAAGGACTACGCCGTAGGGGTGAGGCAAACCACCCAATTTTTGGACGGACCAATGAAACAGATTTACAGCCACGCCAACGGCGCAAAAGGCTTTAGCCATGACGGCAGCCCGGTAATGGCATGGATGGTGGGCAACACCCACCTATTTGAGGACAGCAAAGGCGGCTGGGTATTTCACAAGGGCAAAAGCACGGAAAAAATTGACGGGGTTGCAGCCCTTTGCACCGCCTGGGCTGGTTATATCCACGCGGAAAGCACGGATAGTGTTTACAACGACATTGATTTTATTTTGGGGGATTAAAACTACCTTTGGCTTATGGGATTATTTGACGGCCTTTTATCCGTGATAGTGGCGCCCAAAGCCTGGCTGGTGCAAATGCTGGGCGGTGGCCAAACCGCCAGCGGCAAGCTGGTAACCCCTTACAGCGCCCTAGAAAGCTCCGCCGTTTACGGGTGCGTTGACCTTATAGGCGCCACCGTGGCCAGCCTTCCCATTTACACCATGCAAAAGGTAAGCGGGGTCCTAAAGCAGGTGAGCACCGAGCTACAATTTTACCTCAACGAGGACCCCAACGTGGACTTGACCGGCTACACATTGAAGTTCGGGATAGTCCAAAATCTTTTGCTTAAGGGTGAGGCCTTTTTGCTTCCCATCTACCAGGGCGGACGGCTTACCGGTATTCGCCTACTGCGCCACGAATGGGTGGCCGTTTGGGAAGATAGCGATGCCGTTTTGACCTACCAAGTTACCCAGCCCGGCCAGCCGCTTATTAACCTTAGAGCCTGGCAAATCGTGCATATTCGCCAGTATACGGTGGATGGTATTAGGGGCGTTTCACCCATTACCTACGCCCGCGAAGTGATAGGCACCAGTATAGCCGCTGATCAGCACCAGGGCGCCTTCATGACCAACGGCGGCACCCCCAGGGGCGTGCTTTCCCTGGCTACTACCATAAGGGATAAAGACCGCATTAAAAACCTGCGGGACCAGTTCGACGAACAAGTGCGGGGCCTGAACGCTGGCAAAACTGCCGTGCTGACCGAGGGCGCCGAATACAAGACTATCCAGCTTTCCAACGCGGACCTGCAATTCATCGAAAGCCAAAAATTTAGCACAGAGCAAATTTGCCGGATTTTTCGCGTGCCCCCCTCCATGGTGGGCTTTTATGTGGGCACCCAAACCGGGACCAACGCCGAGCAAGACGCCCTGCGCTTTGTACGACAATGCCTGGCCCCTATGTGCGCCAATATTGAAAACGAGCTAACCAAAAAGCTGGGCGGTACCTATTGGCTGAAATTTGACCTCAACGAATGGATGCGCGGCGACAGCACGGCCCGTACACAGCGGATTGTGAGCCTTATCAATGCGGGCGTAATGACCCAAAACGAAGGCCGAAAGGAAGAAGGGCTGCCCTACTACGGACCCGAAGCGGACGAGCTTAAGCAGCCCCTTAACCTGGCGCCTATTGGTGACGTTAACAACGGAAAAATCAACAAAGATGGAACCGACTAAAGAAGTACGGATAGCCACCCTAGCCCTGGAAGAAAGGGCCAGCGGCAACGTGGTAACGGGCTATGCTTCAACCTTTGAACCCTACCAAATTGGCCGGGGTGACTTCGCCTATATCGAAAGGGTGGAGCGCGGGGCTTTTTCCAACGTCCACGACTTCGACGTGCGCCTTTTGTGGGGCCACGATACAAACCAAGTGCTAGCCCGCAGCAACAAAGGAAAAGGAACCCTGAAACTGGAGGCCAGGGAAGACGGCCTTTACTTTGAAGCGCCGCTGCCCAACACCCAGCTGGGACGGGATGCAAAGGAGCTTATCCAGCGCGGTGACGTTTCGGGCGCTTCCTTTGGTTTCACCATTGGAAAGCAGCACATTGACAAAAATCAAAAGCCCGTGGTGCGCACCATTTTGGCTTTTTCCAATATCTTTGACGTAAGTCTGACGGCTTTCCCTGCAAACCCTACCACGGCGGTAGGGCTGCGCGACCTTCTAAACGCTGAACAAATGGAACCTACCACCCCTTCAAACCCTGCCCCTGCTGCACCCGCAGCCACCACCGCGCCCGCTGCACCCGCAGCTGAACCCGTAGAAGTACGGATGGTGCCCGGCGCCCGCCAAGTACCCCAAGCCCCCAGCGGCGGCGGCATGACCGCCCGCGACCGTGAAGCCTTGCACAGCTTTTCTTTGGTCCGTGCTGCCCGAATTGCGGCAGGATGGGCAAAAGCGGACGGCCTGGAAGGTGAAATCTTTAACCAAGGCGAAAGGGAACTGCGCAGCGCAGGGCTTTTGACCGAAGATGGCCGCGCCGCCTTCTACTTTCCGCCTTCCATGATGGAAGACTTGCGCCAGCTGCGCAACCAAACCGTGACAGGCGACAGCGGCACCAAAGGCGGCAAGACCGTGCAAACTTCCGTGGGCACGCTTATTGACCTTTTCCTGCCAAACCCCGTGGTAGCACGCTGCGGCGCCCGTGTAATTACCGGCCTGCAAGACAACATGAGCTACCCCGTTGAAAATGCCACCTGGAACGGTGCATGGGCTACCGAAACGGGGGAGATTGCCTACGAGGACGTCACCCTGGCCGCCCGTGGGCTTAGCCCCAAGCGGATGGGCGCAGGTGGAGCAACCAGCCGTATGCTTTTGGCCCAGTCCACTATTGACGTGGAAAGCTGGATGGCTACCCGTATGCGCCAGGCTTTGGACCGCCTTTTTGACCGCGCAGCTATCAAAGGCGGCGGCGCCAACGAACCGCTGGGAATTTTGGGCACGCCCCGCAGCGCCACCCCCGCCGATATTAACACCATTTTAGAGGTGCCTTTTTCCAAAGCTGCCGCCTATGCTAGCCTTATCGCGGGCGAAGTTGGCCTGGCTGGACGGGATGCCCTCGACCCCCGCGCCGTGTACCTAGGCCGCTTTGAAACCCAGGGCCTTTTGAAAAACACCAAAATTGACGCGGGCAGCGGTCGCATGGTATTGGAAGGGTTGATTATGCCCCAGCCCAAAACGGCCAACGGCTACGACTTCTTCGCTTCCAACTTGGTGCCCAAAATCGGAACCGGAACTGACGAACTGCCTTTGATTTTTGGCGACTTTTCCGAAGGGCTTATTTTGGCCACCTGGGGCACGCCCGTGCTGATTGTGGACCCCTACACCGACAAGCGCAAGAGCTTGGTGGGCCTGCACCTCGAGCAGTTTGCGGACGTGCTGGTGCGCAAGCCTGACGCCTTCGTGGTTTTCCCGAACGCGGATGCCGCCTAAATTGTGCCCCCTTTCCTTTTCTTTTCATAGTGAAGGCCGCCCCCGCCAGGGCGGCTTTTTCTTTACCTTTGGTATATGACTATTGTAAGCCTTCAAACCGCGCCAGTTAGCTGGCAAGAGATAAAAGACTTTACCAGGGCGGACAGCGACCTGGACCAAGCCCTTTTGCTTAACCTGGCGAAAATGGCTACGGACGAATTTATAAGCCTTTCGGGCTACATCCCAGCTGATGCCATGGTACTTGTTACGGGCTACCTGGGCACCCTTTGCGTGGCCTTCACCCCGCTGCCTGCGCCCACCACAGTAACGGTGGACGGCACCGTGCTGGCCCCGGCAAAGTACACCTGGGACCCGGTAAGCAATACCATAACCCCCGCGGCGGACGTCACCGGGCAGGTTATGGAAGTAACTTTTACCGTCACCAACGCGGCCACAACCCCCAATGACGTGAAGCTGGCCATTTTGCAAAAGACCAAAGAAGCCTACGAATACGGCGATAATTTAGAGTGGAAGGGGGTAAGAGCTTTTGACCGTATTGCCTGGCGCTACCGCAGCGATTTTGCAAACTGATGGAGCTAGACCGTAAAATATCAATCCAAAAGGCCACCTTCACCACCAACGCGGCAGGCCAGCCCGTCACCGGATGGGTGACCCTCTACGCCGATATTCATGGGGCCATTGTGACAGACAGCGCCACGGAAAAGGAAGTGGCCTACCAAATGAACGAAGTTACCAGGGCGCGCTGGATTATGCGCAATTTGCCTGGGGTGGATCATACTTGCAGGCTGCAATGGAACGGCCAAAACTTCCAAATTGAAGGCGTGACCCACTACCGCATGAAGAAGACCGAGCGGCCCAGGTATTGGCTGCTGCAAACCTTTGCCCAAGACCCCGACCAAAATGGCTAAACCCACGGTAATTTTTGACCAGGACCAGCTGCTGGCAAAGATGCCCGCAAAGCTGCGCGCTGCCGTTAAAAAGATGGACGCGGACCAGCTGCGCCCCATTTACCTATCCATTGCCAAGCGCCTGGAACCCATTGTGGAAGGCTATTTTTATGCAGGCGCCACCACCAGCGGCGGCAGGGCTACAGCCAAATGGGGCAAGGGAACGGTGCGCAGCCTGCGCGAAACCGTGGACGCCTTCCCGAACAAAGCCAACAAGGAGAAAGCCTACGCCGTGGTAGGTCCGCATAAAATGTATGTAGGAGCAAACCGCGGCACCCCAGCCCACAACCTTTTTTTGACGGGTGAAAGGGCAAAGCGCGGCGCCAGGGGTGAACGGCGCAAACTGGTAACCAGGTTTAAACGCGGGGACCTTCCCCGAAAGTTAAGCCTGGCCCTATCCATTAAGGGAATGACGCAAAAATACCCCCTT